GGGTCTCCTTTACTTGCTGGTCCGCGCCTTCGGCTGCGGTGCGCGGTCTTCTTCTTCGTCTTTCTTTTCCTTGGCGGCAGGGACAGCAGCGGTTGCTTTCGTCGCGTCCACCAGTTCAGCGGTGCTGATTCCTTGCAGCCGCGCGAAGTGGTTCGTCAGGTAGTCCGAGGCTTCGCTTTTGTTTTTGAAGTCTCCCGCTGTGCCGCAAACGCACTGCGCATGGAACGGCTTCCCGGTGATTCTGGTTTCCTGGGAAATTGTTCCGACATGATGCATGGGCACCTCCGAAGTCTACGGCAATATGGAAATGATCGTGTAGCGTAAAGTCACATTTACCAAGCCATCGCCAAGCGTGAGGGCCGCTGTCGTGCCAATGAGTTTTAGTTCGAGCCCCAGGTTGACGCAGTTGGTTGCCGCAATGTTCCCCGCTGCTGTCGGCCCAACGGAAACATACGTATCCACTACTTGGTCCACCAGTCCAGCAGCCGCAGGAGCCGCCAGCGAAGTGGCTTTCCCGGTGTATTCCAGCCGGAAAGCGTTGTCAGCGTTTCCGAGGGTGTAAGCTGTGGTGACGAATTCGTACTCCAGTGTGAGCTTTTCTGGAAGGAGAATCTGCCCCGCTCCCGGTGCGGGCACGATGTTTACCGCCGTGGTTTGCAAAGCAAGGAGCTGTGCGCTGGTCAGAGTGAAGATGACCGCGCAATGCGGGACGCCCATCGATATGATGCCGTTGGGGAAACCCGTAAGCGTGTAATTCGGGAATTGCAGCGCCAGCGTATTTGGGTCAATGGCAGGCATCTGGCTCTCCTAGTTTCGCTTCAATTGCGGCAAAAATGTCGCCGGCGTAATTACTTGGTTTTGCGCACGCTGCGCCGCAAAAGAGCGAATCGCATCCTTCGCCGCTTCAAGCATCCCGTAACACACCAAGTAATTCTCGATCGGCCCGGAAACGTTCACTTGCCCGGTCAACTGGTCGAACGTGATTGACAAGACCAGCGTGGTACTTGGCGCTGGCTGTTTTTGTCCGTTCTCACTCAATTTCTTTCCACCGCTTACCGCTCCAAATTAATCCAACCATCTGACGCCCGATTCCAAACTCTTTTGCTACTTGCCGCTGCAACTTTCCAGTGAATCTCAAACTCTTTATCTCTCTGACTTTTGCGTCACTCAACTCAGCGGCGTACTTGTTTCCCCGTATCTCAATAGACTTCCAAGGACGAGGTCCAGTCTCCTTTTTCCGATACTTCTGTCCTACAAGGCGTAGCTGTTCGCGCATTCGCAGAAGGACATCCTGCAAAGTCTCAACACTCTTGTGCGGGCATGTCCCATCTTTAGATCGATGCGACCTTGAGCAGTTGCAGTTGTAACACAAGAGTGCATACTTCTCCTTCGGATAACCTTCCCGACGAGCAAGTAAATAAATTTGCTGCGATTGCAGCCCGCTTTTCCGATGGACATTCCCATCCAAATTCCGATGGTCGAGAGTAAGGAAACGAATATCTGGCTCCCCGCAACACTCACACTTCTCACCCATCGCTTCATAAAAATCCAAGCGAGACTTCGCCCAGAATCGTAGCGCGTAACATTGCTTGCAACGATTCTTGACTGTGCCCCTTGGATTCCTTTGGTCATATCCAGCTCTACTCTCTGGCTGCCTGCCGCTGAAGCACTTATGAAAAGCACTGAGCGATTTTTCAACACTGCATTCGTGACAGCGTTTTTTGAGTTCCATCCACTTATCATGCTACATCATGGAGTGGAACGCAATACTCTATGGCCCGTACGAAAAAAAAGTTCCTCTCCAGCTCGTGGCTCCCACAGAGAAGCGCTGTGTCGAGAGGAACAGCAGCACCTGTGTCTTGAAGTCATCGTCCGTTTGCGCCATCAGCGGTTCGCGATCGTAGAACTTCAAGAGGTGCCCATCCTTGTTGGCGAGCAGGCCCCACCCGGAAGGCGAGGTCAAGTAGTTAAGTTCCAGCCCTTGGAGGTTCTCTTCGATCAACGAGTTCAGTTCGTTGTTCGCGGTGTAAGGTTTCCCCGGTGAACCGAGTATCTCTCTGGTGATCCAGCGATTCTGCGGCGCATGAATCAGCCACTTCGGGCGCACATGCACGGGGATGCCGCGGTCGTCGGGCTGCAGCGTGAACATGTTAATGGCCTGGATAATCGCTGTGAAGCTTTCATCGCTATCCGGCGTCGGGCGGTTCGGATACGTCCCTGGCGAATTGATGATCGTCGAAATGTTTGGCGCTGTGGTTGTTGCGCTGGACCCGCCCATCAACGGCTGCGCAGTGTTGAACAGCGTCACGCCGTTGGTGGTGGTGATGGAAGTCCCGCCCAGGTTGAAGAGTGAAGCCGCTGCCGCTTCGCGCCCGAATAGTCCGCCTCGGGCGTGCGCTGAAGGAACTTTCCTGACGATGCCGTACTTGTCGTCGGCAATCAGTTGCCGCGTCACTTCCGAGAGCAACCCATATTGCAAGTGAACGTATTTCTTCGTGCCACCCTGCAGCATGCCATCCGACTGCGGCCGCGTGCCTTCCGGCATCAAGGGCATCGGCCCAGTGCCGGAGAGCTCGTAGTCGATCTCGTAAGCATCCTCGCTGGACATCTCGTTCATGTAGTGCGTGTACTGCGGCGCATGCTCTTTGAGGTCGAAGAATTGACAGAATATGTGACGTAACCCAGGAGCCAACAGTGGAGGAAACATATTTCTTGAGAGAAGGTTGTTCATGTTATACTGTGCTCCTATGCCCTTCAAGGACAGGGAAGTTCAAAAAGCCTACGACAGGGAGAAATACAAGAAAAACAGAGAGCGCATCATTGAACTTAGGATGCGAAGATACGCGCTCAATAAAGAAAAAGAAGCTGCATATCAAAAGCAGTACGCCGAGGAAAACAGGAAGAACCTCTCTGCTTACCACAAAAAGTGGAAGAGGGACCGCAGCGCTGAGCAGAAAAAGAAAGACCGCGAGTACGCTAGGCAGTACAGAAATTCTGATTACCGAAAAAACCCGGATAAGATTCGCGCCAGATTGAAGGTGTACTACGCCATTAAAACTGGCAAGTTGAAACGCCCGGACCACTGCCTGCGATGCGGCCTCATATGCACTCCGCAAGGACACCATCCAGATTACTCCAAGCCTCTGAAGGTAGTCTGGCTTTGCGATTCCTGTCATAAAAAAGAGCACTCCTAGCCTTTCCGCTTCCTGCTACGCGAAAATCTGCGCGACAGCTGGCAGAACAACGAAGAGCACATGCCCGCCAACGGTGCCGACCGGGTCGATTGGGGAAAGTCCGACAATGCGCACCGCTGCGTTTCCGCCCGTTTTGTTGGTGTCCACGTACCAGAAAGAGTTTCCGGTATCCTTGGTCAGCCCAAACGCCAAGCCTGCTTGCGCGTTGGTGGTCGCAACTGGTGTCACTGTCGCTGACGTGCCAATTTTACCGATGAACACGGTTGTTGGCGCAGCGACAAAGAAATAGCTGAAGCCGTCCACCATCGGAACCATTGGCGGAGTGATGACTGCAAGCGACTGATTCGCATTCGCTGCGTAGCTGCCGATGTTCGAGCCCGGCCCAAGAATGGGAGAGAAGCCTACAGGTGCCCCCGCTCCGGTCGTTGCGAGGTTGTTGGCAGGCTGCGAGGAGAAGCCAGCGAGTTGTGCGGTCAATCCGGTGCCATCCCAGATCGCTACGCCGCCGTCAGCGGTTCCAATGCCCGTAGAATTCACTTGCACGGGAACGCCATACACAAACGTTTGCCCCGCTTCTTCCACGGCATACGAAATCGGGAAGGATACCGCTCCACCCAAGTCCTGATTCGGTTCGATTGCGTCAGCGAAATTGCTCATGGATTCTCCTCGCTACTTCTGAACTCGGGCTACGGAAGCGTTGCCTTCGACTTTGGTCGCGTCACCCACTACCGCTCTCGCGCGAATCTGTTCCACGCTCTCTTCAGAAAGATACGTGCGCACTCCCGGGGTCATGTTGCCCACGCCCATCGGGGTGCCGTCAGCACCGCGGCCTTGTGGGTAAGTTTGCTGGATGGCCTGAAGGTTTTGCGCCTTGCGCATTTCTCTCCAACGCATCATCGGGATCTTCATTAAGCGGCGGTCGCCGGAGCGAATCTCGTTCGAGAAGCCTTCCTTGTCGCGGCCGCGCACGGTATCTTCCGTGAACATGTTCACGTCTTTGGTTGTTGCGTAGTCCCAGCCATCGGCGCGCAACTGCTCGACACGCGAATGGTCAGGGTCCTGACCGTTTCTGTCGCGCGCCCAGAAGTATTCATACTCCCTGTTCAGGCGCTTCCTGATTTGCCCGGAAATCGGAGGACTCATCTGCCGCGCGGCAATGGAAGGATTCAGAAGGTCTTGCAACTCTTCGGAAGCATTGGGAGAGGTTTCGCTGTCGCGGAGATTCTTTAGAAAAGCTGATGGAACGTTGGGATCGAAGTCCGGCATTACACTATTCCTCGCTTCTGGCTCTCAACGAATTCTTCCGGCTTGATGCCAAGCTTGGCGAGCTGCTCCGAGGCGCTGATGCTCTTCCCGGTGTTGGGGTCGGTCCAGCCAAGGTCAAGATCGCTCAGCGGGCTATTCTCTCCGCCTGTTTTCGCGGAAGCATCTTCAAGGAAGAATCTTTGGTTCTTGCCGTCAAAGCGCAGGCCCGCTTTTTGCGCCGCCTTGCCGACTACCATGTCTTTGATGTTGCGGCAGAATTCCGCGTAGTCTGCTTGGGCCTTGCGCTGAATGGGAGTGCTCTGGAAATAACTGCGAATCTCAGGAATCAAGTGCGACCAGTTCGCGGAGATTTCAGAAATGATTTCGCTTTCGGTGATGCGCGCATTGGTCTGCACGGAAAGCGCAAGAAGTGCTGTGCGGTCTTTTGCGGCTTTCTGCTCTTCGGTGAGGTCGTCGCCACCGCCGCCGCCGTTGTTATTCGGTTCCGGTTCTTTTGCCGCTGCCGCTTTGATGCCGTCCCACTCGGTCTTCAGCGACTCGAATCCTTCGCGGAGAGGTTTGATACGCTCATCGAAAGACACCCCAAGCTTTTCAACGAGCTGGTCCACTTCAGACTTGCTTTGCTCGCCGTCTTTTTTTTCAGGCTCGTCGGTTTTCTTGAAAGGATTCCACGGCATTTAGTACCAGTACCTCTAGCGTAGGAACGTACTAGGACTCTAGTAATGGTGTCAAGAGGGATTATTGCAACGATAGCTTGGATAGGAACTGTTCCCACCACTTGTAGGTCACCACGCGCACGCTGCCATCGGAGAGACGCAATTTGAAGCAGTGGAACTTCTCCCACAACTCTTTCGCTGTTCGCCGCGCATCAATCGGTTTCACTTCTGCCTCCACTCCTTGAGTTCGTTTTCCAAGCCGATAATGTCTTCTAGCGTTGCGATTTGTCCGCGCCAAAATGTTTGCTCGATGGTTGCTTCGCTCGTCGTGGGGACTTTGTGAACAATCTTATGCTGCAGGTCCTCCGCCTTGGCCTGGCAATCCTCCACCAGCTTCAACCATGCTAGCCCCTGGAACAGCAGGACCGCCACTTCCGGGTCTTGGAATAGCGCCGGCCATCTGAATGAGCCGGTCAGCGGGAGGTCGTGCACCGCCTTGAGCTGCTTGGACATTTTGCTCCTCCGGGAAGTCCACGTTGGGGATGTACTCTTCCGGCTGGTCGGAAAGTTGGAAGTCGCGGATGATCTGCTGCATAAGCCGCGTCTTGGCTTTCACAATCGATATCATCCACTTCTTGTAGTGCGGCGGAATCCCCTGATTCTCGATCGCCTGAATCATCTGCGAAGTTTCTTTGGTGTACATCATGATCGCTTGGTTTAGCAGTAGTTCGTTCTGTTTCGTCACTTCTTTGTTGGCGCTGCCGGTTGCCGCGCGAATCGGGATGCGCACCTTGCGTTCCAAATAATCACTGAGCGCTTCCTCAAGCAGTTTGTCATCGAGGCCGAAGAGTGATCCTTTCCTGCCCAGCCCCATCGCGCCGTACATGTCGGTAACCAGTCCGATAAGTTTGACGTGCGAGTGCCGGAAGCCTGACAGCCGATGAGCGACGCGCGTATTCGAATCCTGCATCACTGCCAGCGTGCCCATGCTGCCGAATTTCCCTTTCTTGTCCGCGCTTCCCGCACCCATGCCCGCAACGGCCGGGCCAACGCCGAATCTTTCACGCGCTTGTGCGATCATGGCTTGTTCGTTTTGCAGCGATAGCCCGCTCATGGCCGCATCAGCAACGTTGTAGTGCTCGAATTCGTCTTCCCTGAATGGTACGGTGGCGCCGGGGAATAACTGGAAATTCTTGTCGATGTTGCGGTTCTGCGGCGAGATGCGATTCACTCCCAAGATCCCCCAGGTAATCGCGTCATTCCGCTGGTTCTTCGCTGTGCTTACTTCTTCTTGCGCGTCTTTGCCCATTTCCGCCATGCCCATGCCGTCCACGGACAGTTGCGTCTCGATGATGGGAATCTGGTTGTCAGGGATGAAGTTGAAGACCTGGTTGAGCATGGTCTTCGTTTCCCAGTGATACCAGCAAATCAGCCGGTACTTTTTCTTTGAGTGATACCAGTAGAAGTAGCACTCGTGAACATCCCACTCCGCGAGGATTCTTTCCTCTGTGGAGGTGATGCCTTTTTTCTGGTTCTCGCGCTTCTTAACTTCCGGAGGGCCGTAGCGGTCAGGCTTGCCAAGAATCTTCTCGACATCCTCTTTGCGATAGAAGCCTTTGAACACGCGCTCTTGCAAGTCGCGCTTGCTCAGCGTGATAACCCGCGCGATCAGATCGGAGTCCTCGAATCTCGGACAGTTCGGGTCGTAGAGCACTTGCTCGTAGCGGAGGTTATCCACCTTCGGGCCTTCGTAGAGCGTTTCATCTTGGAAGTCTTTGGCCTTCTTCGCTTCGTCGTAGCCGATGTAGACCGCTTCAATTTTCTCTTCCGGGCGCACTACTACCCAGGCTTTGGCAAGCTTCGCGCTGTCCATGAACCATTTGTTCTCGATGGGGTAGAGGTCTAGCTCGCACGGCTCGTAACCCGCGTAGTCAATGAATTGCTCTAGAACGCGAGACTTCTCGCTGTTGTGATGCGCTTCTTGCTCGTTGGCTGCTTTGGTGAAATAGCGGAAATAAACAAGCGGAGAAGTAGCGTAAAGCAGGCCCATGACACGAGCGGCGAGATCGTCGCATGACTCACCAACGAGTTGGTGGACGAGATTCGAACAGTTGGGGAAAGGCCAAGATTTCTTTTCTTCACGTGGTTTGCCCTCAGCGATGCGCCGCCATTCGGGAACTTTCTTGGTGTGCAGGATTTCAAGCTGCTTCTTTTTTGTTTCTACCTGGCTGTGGACCCATTTATTGATGGCTTCGTCTTCCTCTGGGGAGAACGAAGCCTCACGGAGCTCGAAGCGCCGAGCAGTTCGGTACGATAGTTTAGGAGTTTCTTCAGCGGGGAGCTGTGGAATCGCAGCCATAGAGCGAATGCTAGCATAAAATGGCGGTTGCCACTCCGCAGAATTGGCAACCGCCTTCCCCTAAGCGAACAGCCCGCGTGATTCTAGCACAACTTCAATAGCCGCCAGGCCCGACCACGCGCGAAGTGAAGTCCTGTTTCTGCCGCTCCATCGCTTCCATCACGCCGCGCCGGCGAATCATTTCCAGCGTCCCTGGCAAATAGCCGAGCACGTCAAGTACATCCACCAGCCCAGCGGGATAGCTATTGTATTCCTCGGTGAATTTCTTTTGCCAGCGCTGACACCAGATTTGGCCGTTCTTGAAGGCTGGCTCCAATGCTTCGATGCGGTTTATTTTGGCGTTCTCCGAGTTGTCGTAGGGGAGCTCGTTGACGTACAGCGGCTTTTCCTCGCGCTGATTGCGCTCTTCCAGATAAAACTTCAGGATGTTCTGCGCGCCTACCGTCTCCAGCCAGAAGTCGCGCATGAACCAGTGATGGCCAATCTTGTAGATTTGCTCCACAAGTTCTGCGTAGCCGGTCGCTTCCGCCCAGATATCCATCAAATAGATGCGGTCGCTTTCGGGATCATAGCCCGCTACTAGAATGACGTGGTCGCAGCGTTTCCGTTTCTTGGCGTGCGCCAGGTCCACAATCATCCTGAGCGTTAGCGCTCCTGAAGCAACGTCATCAAGGACTTTCCCGTCGTAGACTTCATGCTCCAAGAGCAGCATATTGCGCAAGTCGCTCAATCCCAAGTCAGGGCGCGACTGCTTGCAGCTGAAATAGCGCAGCCACTCCGGCTTGAAAATGCACTCTTCAGGGAGCACGCTTTGGTTAAGGTAAAAATGAGAGTTCTTCGTCGCGTACCCATAAGATACAAAGTTCCCTGTTTCAGTAGTAATATTATGAACGGTCATCTCTGCTATTGGCTCGATCGAAACAACACGGTCAAGCCCGTCCTGTTCACACACTCTCCCTGGCCTAGACCACAACTTTTCTACAAATCGTTTACTTTTAGCCATCTTCGCATCTCGGAGAAGACGAATCATTAAAGAGCGTCCGCCACGCAAGACTCTATATTCCGACATCTTGGACCCAGAGAATCCACCCTTGGCGATCTGCTTGTGATAGCTGATACCTAGACGAGCGCACACTTCATCTATTTCTTTGCAGACATCTGGGTTTCTAATATTCGATTGCGCAAGGCTTATCGTGCTGGGATTTACGGAGCCTTCTCCGTCCATCATCCCACCGAGCCAATCGAAGTCTCGCTGCTGGTCAGGGGTTGGTTGCGAAGTAGGAGTGTAAACAGAAACTAAATCCCTACCGATGTTTAGTGGAAGATAGGGAGTCTGTGTGCGCCAGGAATTCGAGACGAACCACTTGTGATCTGAAGTGCATTCTACTGTTCTGCCAGAGGCAAGTCTCGCCTTCACCACCCATGCATTGCGCGTTCCGGTAGCCAAGACTTTGCTTTTTGTGAGATGGTAGCGTTGCTGACGTTTCTTCCCGTCGTTACCATGTCCTTTTTTGTAGCCGACAACTTCATCGCCTACTTTTATTTCACTAATAGACTTCTCGCTCCAATCTGACATAAGCACTGGTGCTTGAGGAGGAAAACAATAGTCGTAGGCTCCGAGCGTCGCGCGCTCATGCTGCAAGCGTTCCATGGAGTACTCTTCGGGGAAAATTGGCTTGCCCATCGGATGCAGCTGGCAGCAGCCGCCTTCTGCACTGTGTGACTCGATCTTGAATTCTGGATGATTCTTGCGAATCAGGCTGTTCAAGTCCGCATGACCCCAGCGGTTCCCGATGATGAGTTGCTTCCCTATCCCTGTCTTCGTGAAACTCGCGGAGTCAAAGCGCGTGGTGCTCTGTTTCCACCAGCGGTACAAGTCCTCCATGATCGTGCCGTCGCCGCGCAGCATGTTCGATTGCGCCGCTTTGCCTACCGAGTCGTCGTTGATGATGCCGGTTACGTGGATCCCTTGCAGCGCTTGCCCCGCGCCGCGGTACTCATAGGTTCCTGTTGTCAGGTCGCCGCCCGTCAGCCGCATGCGCTTGTGAAACTTGGTGTGGTCGTTCCATGTGCAGGAGTTGTCAGGCAGAATATCGCTGAACACGAAGCGGAAGATGTCGTTGTTGACGTAATGCTCGTCCACCGCCTTACCCATGGAGATGGCGCGCGCTTCGATCTCGTGCGTGATGAGCGTGCGTGCGTTCTGGTCATGCGCTGCTTTCATCCAGCGTATCCATTCGTCGCTGTAGCCGATCTCGCGCATCATGAATTCGTCGCGCCCGGTGAAAGGAAGCGCCCACCACATCGAAAGCGCTTCCGTTCCCACTGTGCTCTTGAAATGCCCCATGGAAATCTCCATCAGTAGATGGAGGTCTTCCGTCTCTAGCGACTGGCACATCTGCCAATGGAGTTTTGCGAGACGTTCTTTTTTTAAAACAAAATGGGCAAAGAAGAACAACGAGCCAAGAGAATTGAGGCGCACTGAATCGCGGTAAGCGTCACTGTCATTCGTGACGATCGGGAGAACTTTCCAGCGCTGCATGGAGTCATTCTACGCTTAAGCTGCTGTTCCCATCGCTGCGCTGCGCTTCACTTGACGCAATTCCAAATGCCCGCGAATGTGGCACAACGCATCCTCTTCGCGCATGATGACGATGGTCGCTGTCACTTCATTGCCGTGCACGTCGAGTGCGCTCATGTCGTAAGCGTGCCCGGAAAAACTTGGGTAGATGATGGAGTCGCCTCGCTTGTAGTTCTTCACGCTCTCGCCAGCGCTAACGATAGTTCCCGTTGTCGGCCGGCGCTCGGCGCTGCCTGGCACAATGAGCGTTCCGCCCTTTCCTTTGCAATCCGGGCAAGGAATGATGCCGTCACCTGAGCACTGCGAACATTTTCCGTCTTTCACGATGACGCTCTTGCCCGTGCCTTTGCAATTCACGCAGCGAATCACCGAGATTTCATTGCGCACGTCACGCCCCATGCAACGCGGGCATTCGTGCCCCGAGCGGAAATCATCCTGCAGCACGATCATGCGGTCGTGATGCGCTTCGAATTCCATCGTTCCGAGTTTCAATACGTTCGACTGCTGGTCTATCTTGATTTCAGGCATGCGTCTCCTTCGCTTGCTTCTCTTCAATCCGCATCCGGCGTTTGGCTTGCAGATTCGCTTTCCACCGTTCGAATGACTTCCGGCGAATAAAAACACGCCCGCTGCGTCTCTCGACGGTCAATAACTTGCCTGAGATGGCTTGGTATACCTGTTGGGTGAAAACTCCCGCCTCGATTGCGGCATGCTTGGGCTCTACGACATCAGTTGCCTGTTTCATTCACCCCTCCACGGATCAACAAGTGGGCCTTTCGAGCTTTGTCTTGAACTAACCCATTGCAATGCCTAGTTTCATGCTGTACGCTCTCATTAGTCAATAAGAGGCCACAGCAACATCTCACTATCGTCTAGGGAGTCCGCTATCCGCATATCGTACACTCCGAAAGATTGTGTCGGCAGAGTTTGATTCCTTCGGCTTCGGCTTTTTTTGCTGCGCGCTCAGGAGTTCTAGAAGCTCTTGAAACGACACCAGTGCGCCGTTCAGCCACAGATAATTTTGCAACTCGTGGCACGCTTTCAATTGGACGATCCTCAGCACCATTCAACCCTTTGTTGCACTGCGCGCGAATCCATTCCGATACATTCAAGCCAGAACCTTTCGCAGCATCAGCCCATTGTATATACAACGCGCTATCCACCTTGAGCAGAAACGCTTTCATGTTTCGAGAGTATATACAGTAAGGAGAGATAGATCGTCAATCTTTTTCAGGCCGGCCCACAACTTCTGCTAGCAGCGGATTCTCGCTGTCGCTCTGCAATGCGCGGATCTTCTGCAAGCTGCCCTTGGCCATTTCGCGTTCTAAGTTGGTGATTTCGTGGATGATATTTCCTGTGTGCTCAATGTTTGTCGGCGCGTATGAACCTTTCAAGCGAAACGTCATGTCCAGCGCGTCTTTTCGAATGCCAAGCGCTTCAACGTCGTGCGTCTCAATCACTTCACCTTGGAACGCGAAGAACTTCGTCTCTTTCGCTCTGAGAAGAGGCTTTAGGTATTTTTCAATGAGCGCTTCATCGGTAAGCCCGTGTTTGTCAAGGAGATGGGGGAACTTCAGCCGGATTCCTTCTAACGCTTGATGTCCAGCTTGACCAGGGTGTTTTGTTGTGTAACCTGCTTTGCGCGCGGCGTCTGTAATACTCATCCCTTTTGAAAGGTTTTTGATTAACGCTCGGCGCCGCGGAGTGAGCTGTGGAGGTCCTTCAGGCATTTTGCGAGGATACCCGCACAGTGCGTTCCGGTCAACTGGCGCTGTGCTTGTACTGGTACTATAGGTTCATTTTGGCGTAGTACTCTCGATTCCTCTTGACAATACATGTGCGTACATGGCAATCTATGTGCATCATGAAACGCACGGTAACACTTCTCCCGCCGGAACAGTTTAATGCTTTGCGCGCCTTGTCGCTTAAGACCGGGATGCCCGCTGGAGAAATAGTGCGCCGCGCTCTCGCCGAGTACTTCAAGAAACAAAGAGGCAACCAATGAACATTCAAGCCCAAGTAGCGCTGGACAAGGAAAAACACCCGGAACGCTTCTGCAAGGTGCCCCGCTGCCTGTGGAAAGTAGTGCAGCTTGACCATGGCAAGCAAACCTATAGCCCGCGTCCAGATTGCCCGGAGGGCTTCTGCCCGCGTCACCGGGGTGCGCGGATGATGCTGTGCTCAGGATGCCGGTTACCAATAGAGTCGCACACGAAGTTTTTATGCGTCTATCTGACTCCCATTGGCTTCAACTTGGCGGTGGGCTGTACGCACTTCACCCCGCCACAAGGCTGGAATCTGATCTTTGGCGGTTCAGAATGCTTCCACGATTGGCTCACGGAGTTTGAGATTGGCCTTAGAGCCTGCAAACACAATGGAGACCGGCATGAGTCTAATTAGGAAACTAGGTTTCGTTCCCGTGGTCCCGCGCAAACATCTTGTTACGCTGTTCGACCGTCAGCGGCGTATCGCGCTTTTGTGGGAATTGTTCTTTGCGACTGGCTTTATTGCGCTGCTCGCTGCGCTGGTGCTCAGCGTATGGCGCTGAAACTCAGCGAGCCGCAAATATGGCTCGTCGATTATCTCTGCGCCCGCTACGACAAGGAAGACGTGCACACAGAATATCAGTTCTGCGAGCGTAAATGGAGATTCGATGTGGCGCTTGTGGGGCTGGTCAAGCGCTATGCATTCGAAGTCGAGGGCGGAATCTATATCTATGGAGCGCATGTGCGCGGCAGACACTATGAGAGCGACATGGAGAAATACAACGTAGCTGCAGCTTTAGGATGGCGCGTTTTTCGCTGGACACCTCGCCAAATTCTAAACGGCACTGCTAAGGCTTTTATTGAGAAATACCTTTAGGAGAATCGTCAATGGCCACTAAAAACAGCCTGATAAAGCAAGCGGAACTAGTGCCCCAGCTAGATCAACAATCGCTCGCAGTGGCGCTCTCGCAATTGCAGGATGAGCTCGCTTGCGCCCCTGAATGGAAAGCCAAAGCGGAAGCTTTGATAGTTTCCGACCGGGAATCGTTTGCCATTGCCGGAGACTTCCGCGGCCAAGTGCGCGCGGCACGCAAAGTGCCGCGGTTCAAGCTCGAAGCTTTCGAGGAGGTCGCCACGCGCGTCAGTCGGTTTCTCAAAGGCAAGCGCAGCGAGGCGGAAGCGCAATTCGATGCAATCGACACGATATTGACGCTCAAGATGGACGCGCAAGCCACCCGCGAACGCATTGCCGCTGAAGCCGAACAGCGCCGGGTCAACGACGAGAAGCGCATCCGCGAGGAGAAAGAAGCCGCTGAGCGCCGCAAAGCCATGGAAGCTCAAGCCGAAGCGGATCGTAAGCAGCGCGAGAAAGAGATAGCCGAAGCACGCAAAGCCGGTGAACTGAACAAGCGTGAAACCGAGAAGGCGCTCAAGGAAACCTTAGAGAGAGCCCAGCGCGATCGCGAAGGCGCCGCCAGAGAAGAAGCGGAAGCCAATGCCAATTTCAAGCCTGTGGAAGTCAAGCCGAACCTGCCCGCGATTCAAGGCAGCAGGAGACACCGCAACTTCAGGGCTACGTTCGTAAATTTCCCTGCAGTGCTTGAGGCATGGCGCCAAGCGAGGAATCAAGGCTCCATGGACCGTGCTAATTACCTCTCTGGCTTCATCACCGGAGACGATCATGCGCTTGGGCGTGAAGCGCGCGCTGTTCAGGACTCTCGCAAGCTCGAAACCATGATTCCCGGCATCGTAGGCTTTGATGAGGATAAAACATAGTGGAGCATGTCCAAGTAAAATCCGGCCAAGTGAAATCAATCGGCTGGGAGTCCTACGCTTCGGATATAGACATGGGCACCCTGCAGGTGGAATTTACCTCAGGAGCTACCTATGCCTACAAAAACGTGCCCCACAACGAATACCGGGGGTTTTTGAACGCCGATTCCAAAGGGAGCCATTTCGCCATACACATCAGGCCAGTCTACGAATTCGAGCGCGTGCATGCCGATGGCTGCGGGAAGTATCTTCAGTGTACGGTAGTCAACTGTTTTTGCTTCTGCCACGGACAACGAAAGGAAGTCAGCAATGCCAAACAGCAAAACGAGAATCTCGAAAAGGATCTCCGCCGTTCCATCAAAGCCGCGAAGGAAAAAAAGCGCGTCTAGCACAGCGATTGTCCACGCGCCACAGCATCAGGTTCTCTCGGTTCCCGAAGCCATTGAGAAAGTGCTAATTCTTGGAGACTTGAGTTCGCTCACGCCAAGCGACCGCATCGATTATTACAATCGGGTATGCCGCTCATTGGCGCTGAATCCGCTGACCATGCCGTTCTCCTACATTCTGTTCCGCGAAGGCGATGGCGGCCCAGCGAAACTCTCTCTCTATGCGAACAAGTCTTGCACCGAGCAATTAAGGAAGATTCACGGGGTGTCGATCATTCCGCCATTCCGCAAGAGCATTCGCGACGGCATCGTGACCGTCGAGGTGGATGCGCGAGACAAGACCGGGAGAACAGACACAGCCAGCGGCAGTGTCCCACTCTTCAAGTACAAGGACGGCAAGCGTATCGAGTTCGAGGGCCGGGACCTATGCAATGCGGACATGAAGTCTGAAACAAAAGCAAAAAGACGCGTAACGCTGTCGATTTGTGGGCTCGCTTTCCTTGATGAGAGCGAACTGGACACCATGGAGATCGTCGGTGGAGTGACGCGCGAAGGCCGCATCTACTACCACCAGGGCCAAGAGTCTGCCAAAGAGCCCCAAGATAGCGAGTCTATCAATACATTGAAAGCAAATGGTTTATGGTGCGATGAGCACCAGTCGACAAAGAGTGCCAACCACCTTAAAACATGCACATCCGCAAAGAGCTTGGTAGCGGCCGAAGCCAGTGGAGGAGAGAAAACCGACACTGAAGGGCGAATCTCAAGTCGTCCGGCCGCTGCCAGGACTTCTCCGCAGCCAAGCCAGGCACAGCCAGCTCTGTTCTTCACCATGCCGGAGAGCTTTAACGGGCACTACGCCGAATGGGTGAATATCAAAGAATTTGTCGCGGCGCGCCCGGACTTCGTTGATCCGCTCCGACTGCTGTTCACGGGACATAAGGGGAAGAAAACAAAAGCAGGTACCACGCTAGTGCCAGCCGAAGAACTGCCCGCGTTGCTTGAGGCGCTCGCCGGAGATCTCTCCATCACTGTGAAAAAGTTGAAACCGCCAAAAGGTGCATGAGGCATGATGACTCCAAAGCAATTCACCGAGACGATGCAAAAGCTGAAAGAACAGTATGGCGGCGACACGGAAACTTTCCACGTCACGGCTGACGGGTTGCTCTGTGAACTTTTGAGAGAGCTTGGCTATCACGAAGGCATCGCTATTTACGAAGCGGAGGACCGCTGGTATGCCTGACGTTCTAGCTTGTCTCGAACACTGCAAATTTTTGATCAGCAAGGGTCGCGGCGGGGAAGCGGCAAAACTTGTGCTGCCTAGAATTGAGGCGCAGCGCCGCCGCGTCAACAAGGAAGGCCGCACCCGGCTGGTCAAGGATTTACACTCTGGACAAGCGTACAGCGAATGGAATGCGGAGTTCTCTCGTTACATCGAAGCGGCTGGTGACCCGAACGTAGCTTATTCGATTATGCTGCGGCTGCTCCAGCAGCTGCCGACAGACAGCATTAAGCGATTATCCGAGGAAGGCCAGTGAAATGGTATGAAGGAATGAGGATGAGAACTATGGGCTTAGCTGCTGCTGCGCGCTGGCGCTCCGCGCAAGCGGACAAACTCATCGAACTGCTCGAAGCGGCCACGGGCCGGGAGCGTGGCGCATGAGATGGCATCGCGACTGGCGGATAGACTCCGGCTATATCGGCTGCTGCTACAAAGAAGCAGAGTTCAAGCTCTTCGCCGCGCTTTTACGTCATCACGGCATCCCCGTGGAGCGGCGTGGATGCTACTCAACGATGGGCATCACCATCTCGCTCTACACATCATCGCGGTTCGTACGGCGCGCACGTGAGATCAGGCGCGGCTTCAAGGCTGGCCTGCTGATTCGCGGCGATGCAATGGACTTCTTGCTTGGTCTGCGAAGCGCCTTGTCAGTGAGCATCCAAGAGCATCGCCTCCTGGCTGAAACCAATGCCGAGCAGCCTCGAAGCGCGACGGGTGAAATACCTGGCGGAAAGAGAAATAGCCAATGCCTGACCCCACCAAAGAAAAAGTACTCTGGCACCAATCCGGCGTGAACAAGCGCGGCGTTGAGCCAAAGGAGCCCAAGCTATGAAAGCATTAGAGTTGATCCCCACAGACGGGCTAAGAGACCAGTTGCGCGGCAGTTTATTCCACTGCTTTCTGCGCGAAGGCTACAGCCGTGAAGAAAGCGGTAAGCTCGTGGATATCGCCGTATCGTCTGCGCTGGACTTGGCACATGCGGTCTATAAAGCATACGTTGAAGCAGCGATTTGGCCTGATGGATCAGTCACGGAAGAAAAGGCTGAATGAGTTGGGAATATCATGCCGACGAATCGCGCACTGCTGCCGCTTATCAAGCTGGCACGCTCAGGGACCAGAAGCAGCGCTCGTATTTCAGCAACTTAGGGCACGTGTTCCTGCGCGGGCTGGACCGCGGCGACCGCTGGATGCTGCTGTACCACGAGCAAAAAGGGCGCTGCGCGGAGTGTGGCAAGTGGTGCCAGGAGGACAAACTTGACCTCGACCACACGAATGGCCACACAACAAAAACGCGCTGCGACTGCTATCAACAAGTGCTCGTTGACGGGACCGAGTGCACTGGCGTGCGGCTGGTCTGCACCATGAGCCCGGAAAAAGGCGGGAGTCCAGAGTCCTGCCACGGGCGGAAGCACGTCCAGGTACGCTGGAGCAAGAATTGAAATCTCAGGAGGCAAGCGAAAATGAGTAAATCTCTGGTAAGGATGAATCCGATCGCGGACAATAAAGCTCCCGAACTACGCTCTTGGGGCTTAGTGGAACTTTTCGGCCATCAACGCATTGTCGGTATGGTCACTGTGGACCCGATAGACTTCCCCGGCATGGTCCGCGTGGACGTTCCCGACTTGCTCAAGGAAAGCAAAATAGAGCGACCCGGCTTTACTCGCTACTTCGGCAAGTCTGCGCTTTACAGCGTTACGCCGATCACAGAGGATGCCGTCCTGGAACTGCTGCCGCACATCGACGGGAAGCCAGCTAGACCGCTATCAATTGGCCGAGGAGAATGGGATGGCTAGTCCACCGCTAAAACTGAATGAGCGTGTCGCCGAGATTCGCTGGTCGAAAGGTTCTTGCGGGGTAAGTGGGTGTGCGGACCCTGAATGTGTTTGCGCCCTTTGCGCTCAGGCCATTGGCATCAAGGAATACGACCCCCGATGGCAGAACCACGACGAAGACTGTTTCGGGTGCGAACTCTGCGAGGATGACGTGCCGATGATACTATTCCGCGGCGAAGGCAAAAACATGAAACAAGCCGCCTTCCACACCAAGTGCTTTGAGAAACTACTGTGCTGATCCGCGCTGATGCCCGAAGCATTCCGCTAGCAGATCAATCGGTCAACTGTGTGGTGACTTCCCCGCCGTACTGGCGGCAGCGCGATTATAAAATCTCTGGCCAAATTGGACTCGAGCAAACGCCGGAGGAATACTGCGAAAATCTAGTCAAGGTCTTCTGTGGAATATGGCGCGTACTGCGCGACGATGGCACGGTTTTTCTGAATCTCGGCGATAAATGGGCTTCTGGTGGCAATGGAGGGGGCGGATCCTTCATGGAGGGGCGTCAAGAGGCCTGGGCGCACGCCAAAGATGCCAAAGGTTGGAGGAGCCCGCCAGATGGTTACAAGGACAAGGATCTCGTAGGAATCCCTTGGATGGTTGCCTTCGCGCTCCGCTCGAGTGGGTGGTATCTGCGGCAATGCAACATCTGGGCAAAACCAAATTGCATGCCGGAATCCGTAACCGACCGCTCCACCATTTCGCACGAGTATATCTTCCAGTTCAGCAAGAGCGCGCATTATTTTTACAATTCCGATCTGGCGCGTACTCCACAGATGCCAAGCACGGAAACTCGCCTTGCCCATGATGTAGAGAATCAAACCGGGAGCGACCGAGCCAGTGGGCAACGAAAGACCAATGGCCCGATGAAGGCTGTTAGACGTTCCGATAAACAGCGTGGGCACTCACGAAGACACAACGGTTTTAATGACCGATGGGATGCCATGAGCGTCCAAGAACAGATGGCCAATGGAGCAAATCTCCGGTCAGTCTGGTGGGTTAGTCCAGCGCAAACGACAGACGAGCATTACGCGGTGATGCCTGAAAAGATTGCACGAATTTGCATCCTAGCGGGCTGCCCTGCTGGCGGGATTGTCTTTGACCCGTTTGCAGGATCAGGAACAACAGTGCTGGTAGCAAGGAACCTGCAATGCCACGGCATCGGCCTGGAACTAAACCCCGAGTACCTCGAAATCGCAAAAAGGCGTCTGGCGCAATCGGTGATGACTTTTCGATGAAGCAGATACGGATAAATGAGAAACGCCAAAAACCTACAATCAGTGCACCGCTGGAAGCATGGGAAATGATTCTGACGTTTGAGCGTATCTTTTCGGACCAAGAATTTGAAGTGTGGAAAATCGGCTTGTGGGAATTTACGAGGACCAGCGATGGCGAAGCGTTCTGGGAATGGACCGGGCCGGTCAAGAGCGAGCAGTACCAAGAATCGAATTGCACCAGCCACCGAGCGCGCGGCCCAGCTAAAGAAAGAGTTGCCGAAGCCAAAAGTGTGCCAGAAGCACCCGCGCCCCATACATTTCGACGGACTAAAGTGTCCTTGCTGTGAAATTCAGCGCGAATGGCTTGCGCTTACCGGCGATATGCGGTAGAAAGGAGGATAGGAAAGCTTTCTGCCGGGTTGCTGGCGTCCACTTTGATCGGTAGCCCGTCAGTGGCCCGGCACTTAGTTTTCCAAGAGCTATCGATCAAATGAGAACTTCCAACGATAACTCCGGGTCTGAAGCCGTCACTCCTGGCGCAACGATGCAGCCTCGCGCGAATGAAGGGCTAATCTATTGGCTGGTAGCTTTGCCCCACCTCATGGGTACTCTTGTTGGATGTACAAGTGGAAACCCAAAGAGCATCCTTGAGGAAGGGCGAAGCTCGCGGCTTATTCCTCGTTTCGCAGGAAGAAAAGACACACTGAATCTGGTGAGCGGCGTCCTAACGGCTGGCGTCCCGAATGTGCAGGTGTGTCGCGCGAAATCGCTGCGCCGAAATTTCTTACTCTTTCTGGAACCTTGCTTGAAGTGATCTCAAAACACGACTTTGAGACGCTAAGGGGCTTTGCCCCTCGCACCCCGAAGTCAAAAACACAAGCAAAGGCTTAGGTGAGGGAAGTTAGCCGTATGCACCAATGCAAGATCGAGCACGATGAAAGATTCCTAGTGCGGCCCTGGGGCGTGAAATGTGCTTGCGGATTCAGCGGCGCCGCGCTGGATAAAAAAGAGGCCGAGCGGATCGCTAAAGCACATGAAGAAATTACCACACAAGAATGCCGGCAAAAGTTTGAGCGTTATGTCCCGGCGTGATCCGTCTAAAGCCGAGGGCCTTGACATTGTGCGACGCGGTGATACAATCGGCACATCATGGCACAGCAACCTAAGGGCGTGTATCTCTCGGTCCGTACCGACAAGTCAACGAAGCACGCGCTGGGGAAGCTTGCGCGCAAGAGATACTTGACGCTTTCTCAGGTCATTCTCGAAGCGCTCAGGGAAAAAATCGAAAAGGAGAAAAAATGAGAATCTGGCGGCAGGGAGATATCCTTATCACAGAAGTAAAAGCAATTCCGAAAGGCACGAAGGTCCGCAAGTCGGGCCACATTCTCGAAGGAGAAGCAACTGGCCACGTCCACCGCATCGCCGAACTGGACCAAGCCGAAGTGCTGGAAGTCGGCGAGAACGGTCTGTTTCTGTCCGTGAGCGAGGCCGGCGTCTCGATCATACATCCGGATCATGGCCCTATCACTTTGCCTGCTGGCAATTTCCAGATCATCCGCCAGGTTGAGTACGCTCCTGAAGCAATTCGTAATGTGCAGGACTGAGGCAGAAAGCGAGAAAAGCTCAATGCGTAAGTACAGCCTAACAGAAGAGCACCGCGCGCAACTCAAGCCTTGGGCCGAACGCTGGATTCGCAACGCTATGAGCACGGCAGCGATGACTGAAGAAGACCGCAATATTTGCATTGGGGCGGTGAAGCGGCTTTATCGCGCTGCTAACTTAGAGCCTCCTCCAGATCGGCGCATCATCTTTGTGTCATCGCCTTTCGTGATGCGTTTCGCGGCTGGCTTTGCGGCTTGGATTTGGTATTGTCATAGGAATAAAACGCGCGACGCCACGCGCGCCGCCACGTACGCCGCCACGCGCGCCGCCACGCGCGCCGCCACGTACGCCGCCACGCGCGCCGCCACGGACGCCGCCACGCGCGACGCCACGTACGACGAAAATCAATGGTTCATTCTGAACGGAGATCTTGTTCGCTTAGCGCACGAATTAGGAGTTGGCAAGGCTGGCTTGCAGTGCGCTTACAACGCTTACAACTTCTGGCAAGGTGGGAATCAGTGGTCTGGGTGGGATGCTTTCCTGTCCTTCTTCCGCCACATCGTAAAACTTGACATCAATTACGCTGCTTACGAATCATGGGAAACGCTCTCACTCCATTCCGGGCCCCGCTGTGTGCATACTGAATTTTGTATTATCAGTGATAGGCCGGAAGTGCTTCTGGTGGACGATCAGAACAGGCCGCACAACGCGACTGGCCCATTCTGCCGCTGGCGCGATGGCAGCGAACTCTACTCATTTCACGGAACGCGAATGCCAGCGCGCATCATCAGGCATCCCGAGAGTATTACTGCGAAAGAGATTCTTGCCGAGCAGAATGCCGAAGTGCGCCGCGTGATGATCGAGTGCATGGGCATGGAGCGCTTTATCGCCGAAGCGGGAGCCAAAAGCATTCACGAAGATGAATTCGGAGAATTGTTCTCGGTCGATCTGCCGGGCGACCCGGAAGGGAAGTTGGTTACCGTGCGTGTATATAACTCCACGCCAGAGCCAGACGGCAGCCGGAAACCTTATTTCCTGCGCGTTGATCCCGAATGCCGCCCGCTGTTTGTCGGCGGGAAGAAAGGCAAGCCGCAAAAGCAGACAGCCACTAATGCTGTAGCGGCAAGCTTTGGCAAGACTGGGAAAGAGTACGCTGCATATCTAATAGCGCAGACCTAATGCTATCTTTGCGTGATGGCCTGGGTGATACAGTATTGCGGCGGGTGCCCTTGCTGGATCGCTGCGCCGAGCGCCAAGAGTCCTGGCACGGACACGCTGATGTCGGCGCTGGGCATAACTTACCAAGCGTCGCAGGCGAAGCGTTTCGCTACCGAAAAAGAAGCGATCTTAGAAATGCTGACGCTTAAGTTGCCGAATAATTGGCATGTCGTGAGGGCGCTTGGCGTGGTATAAAGCAACTGACATGTCACTCTTAGAATTTCCCAATCCGGTAGGCTGGTACGAGAGCGGAAAGAATGCCGGGATGGAGCGCGACGAAGTCAATGCATTTGTCAGCATGCTCTACTCCGCACAAATTTCGTTCCTCTGGCGCTCTGGCGCTGCCAAATGGGCACAGTATATCGGCGAGGGGAAAGCTCTCCAAGATGCAGCGACGGCGATGTATCTGTCATTGCGCTTACTGGAGAAGAAAAATTTCTTGATCTTGACCATACCATCCGACATGCTTGCGGCGGATAATCTGTCAAAATTCCAAAGCGAAAGGATGACCTGACATGGGAACATCCGCTCCAACCATCCCGCCGATTCCTGAATCCTTCTGGCGGCGCGTAACGAGTTTCTTTCATGCCGCTGGGCACTTGGTATCCGAGGCATTCATAAAACTCTTTGGCAATGATGCAGCCACGCAGTTTGCTTCAGCGAGTCTGAGTTTGCTAAAAACGACCGTGGGCCAGATCGCTATGGGGGCCGTTACGGAAGCCGCGAAGGTCGCTAGCGGTGCGGAAGCGCAAAAGGCAGCGTTTTCTACCGTCATCAGCGAGATCACCAAACTAGGGTTGTCAGCTAAAAACAGCGAAATCAACATGTTAATCGAGTTGGCGGTGCAGGCGGTCAAAGGCTCTTTCGGAAGTCTCCCCTAGGAAACGCTCCAAAGCTCATGACTCTAACCACAGAAATCTGGAGATCGTCGCTCCTAGCACCTCCAGGCTTGCAGCAAATGGCAATCAGAGAGGCTTTCCCGCCGGACTTCGGCCCAACCGAGGAGAACGGTGGGAGAATGGGGGCGCGGATACTGCGGAAAGGTCCGTGCCCCTCATGCTTTAGGGGCGGGACTCACCGCGGGGGTAGCCACACTTCCGAAAGTTCCCTTGTGGACAAGGAATTGAATCGCATATTGCTTGGCCCATACCCACAATCCCGCAGCTACTGAGACCAGCGATAGACCGGTGATTGTCAGCGAATGTTCTGCGGAATTCCATGCGGCATTGACGCCAATAGCGCCGGCTGCCGAAGTAGCGGCAAGAACAACGTGATTCAATACCGTGGAGTTCTGATTGAGGAAAGGCAGCCAGGTGCGGGACTTGAGAAACTGCAGGAAGCCAGCGCCGATCATGCCCAGCGTCACTTGAGTCGCAAATACGTTTTCAGCAGCGATAAGGCACCTCCAGCGAAACTTTTAGAGCAGGCGCCAAGCGTGGTTGGAAGGAACGCACATGTTCGGAATGGGGTGCCCAGCGCGCCGCTCGTGCTCAAAGGCTAAGTGCTGCACCAGTACGCGTCAATAAGTCCTTGGTACCAGTGTTCCATCATGTAAATGGGCTGTCGGCCAGCGGGTGGATATATTCGCAGTGCCCTGGGTCTGGATGCGGGAAATGTACGCCGCTCTTCAAGCCCAGCGCCTCCACAATCTCAATCAGCCGGCCCCAGTGCGGATGGCTGGTTTCTACTTTGCCGGTCCAGCCCCAGAACTTTTCAGCCATGCAGGCTCGCGGTACGATGTCGATCGCTTCGCTTTTCATTTCCGGCGGTTGCGGCAGATGCTTCGACTTGGTAGTCCAGGAGACGCCTAGATTGAGTTTTCGCTCTTGCTCTGCGAAGTTGCGGCCGGTGTCCTCGATAACAGGTTCTAGGCCGGCCTCGGTGAGGCGTTCAAGAAGCTCCACAACCTGCGGCAGGAAGTAGGTTGCCAGTTCCGATAAATCCTTTCCCATTTCTACCTCCGGCGCGCCTTGAGCCATTTCATCGCAGCATCTATCCAAGGATAGACTACAGGCGCAAGAATCAGCCCGATGGCGATCCATAGCAAAGACCAGAGTATGCCCCCGATCATAGTTGCTCTGGCGGTGCAATGTTGAACTGCTGGATTAGTTGCTCCTCATGCTCATCGAGTTTGCGCTTCAGTTCGCGGATACGAGCTCCTACCGGCTCTGACGTGGAGGCCACGGAGGTTGCCAGTTCTTCCAGCGCCCTGCTGTCCAGTTCTTTGTCCAGGGCCGTCGCGATGTAATCGGCAATGAAGGTGTAATCAGGCGCAAAGCCAAGGTATCGGTGAGTAGGGTGGAGATGGTAGTACCTCTCAAGGCAAGCCCTGAAGGCCACGGCCATGCGTGCCTTGGGAGAATCAGCTGCCACATACGCGCCATTAATAGGGCCTCCCCGAACTGGGTGTCAAAGCTCGCTGCTTCGCGCTATAACCCGCATAAGATCTTGATCCGCCAGCATGCGTTTGGCCGCTTCAATCCATTCCATTCGTTCTTTTTCCGGGCAATGCGTCCACGTTCCAGGTTTCAGCGAAGTTTTGCTGTAGGTCACACGCATGAATTCCAGATTCTTTTTCTCGTTGTAAAACTTCATCGCTATCTGTTCCGCAAGGCCTGTCATGTCAGTCTACAACCCGGTCAGTCTTGCGCTTGGGCACGTTGCGGAGCTGCTGCCCGAAGCTCTGTACTCTGCCCTCTAGCCGCGCGATCTTCACCCACTGGCTCACGGTAATGGTCAAGAGCACGCCGACCAGGAGTGACGCAACTACAACTGCTGCAATTAGCCATATCCCCATAGCGTCTCTATGCTAAGGTCATGTAAGTTATCTTTCTTTACTTGGCGGTCCAAGAACCCGTCGCCCCATCGCAGACATAAAACGTTGTGGTGGTTGTGCCGTCCGTGCGCAGATAAATAGAACCGCCCTTAGATGTCGTACACAGCCCACCAGCGGGGACCCCGGCTCCGCTGGTAATCGACGAGACTGAACCAGATGAGGAGGATACAAGATACGTTGGTGCAACCATGCCTTGATTACCGGGTAATAATGAAGTAGGCCCCCCCAAAGACGTACTATTTTCGACTGGAGAACCAACGCTGCCACTGCTCCAAATCGTAGATGTAACATTAGGAGCAAATGGATTCCCACCAAAGGAAGCATGTCCCCCGCCATTGCCTGCAAATACATAATAGCCCTTAGGATTTCCCCCGACTGGCGTCCAATTTACTGTGATCGTTTGGTTACCGCCGGTGGTCGTACAACCAGTAGATTGAGGCGACGGCGTACCTTCTAGGTTATTCCACCAGAGAGGCTGCACCACGAAATTCCACGTGCCAATTGGAACCGAGCCGCCTGCACTTACCGAGCAAGTTGGTGCTGCGGGAGGCGGACCATTCACAAAGATGGAATCGCTATTGTAGCCTACCGAGATTCCGCCCGGCCCAGTGACATTAAAAATTAGTGAGCGAATGTTTGCCTGCGAACTTATTGCAGTCTGAGTTTGACTGGATAGCGAATTGTTATACCCTGCCGGAAAAGCGGAAAAACCACTTGTTGCAAATTGTACTGTCCCAGTAACGGACGGAGAGTCAAACGAGTAACCACTGGGAACACATCCGCTATTAAAAACCTGAACGGAACCGTAAAAGGCCGAAACGCAGGAGTGCCCAACCGTGTCTATAATAATAGGAAATCCAGCTTCGGCAAGCGAGATCCCTACGCTCGCGCCCCCTACACTAATAAAGGGCGTGTAACCGCCGTTGTAGTGATCTTGGACAATTTTAAGGTTTGCCCCTGAGCTATTTCCTCGGAAAATATATCCAGAAGTTACATTAAATGCACTTCTTATTATAGCGTCGCCACAACCGTTGCAAAAGAACGCCGTATTATGTGTGGCACCGTCAATTTGAGTGCCAGTACCGAAGCTGACCTTATCCATTATGATACCAGACGAAGATTGGCCACCCCCATTTGATTCCCGAAGTATCAAACCAAAGCCCATCTTGTCGGTACTGGCAGTATATGTCGTCCAGTTGACATCCTTGAAATTGATGTTGAAACCCTGCTCCGCAAGCATCAAGAGGACGCCATTTCCTACAACACCTTGAAAATTGATGCCTTCCATGGTGCAACTGTTTGAACTGTCTAAATATATCCCTGGGACAGCTTCCTCCACATATATTTTTGGATAGAAACCCCAGGTATTTGCACCTCCGCCTCCCAGTTGTCCCGCCGCTGTTGAACGGTCACCTATGTATCGAAGACCTGAACATTTCAATGCTATCGTTTCATGTAGCCACAATCCGCCACTTTGTAGAACTGAAAATCTATAGGGAGTTAGGTCAGTATAGCTGTTAATAACGAATCTATTACCAGATGGATCATCGGGAATAAAAAGCATTCCTGCATTATTCGTTGCTGCGGCAGCAACTAATCCTGGTCCAGCATCCAGACGAACGCCCGCTCCTGAAACATTGGCACCAGCGTTTGCACTTAATGTAAGAGTAGTCGTGCCCGCGCCGGACAAAATCGTAGTTGAAAGATTGTTGTTTGCTGCTACCGCTGGAGGCATTGTTGGAATCCAGGAAGGAAAACTCATATTACTCATCAGGTCCGAACCAAAATCATCGAAGGTCGTATCTGTTGCAGGTATGGCCCCATTTTGAGGCCGACTTACACCAATCAGAGTTTCGGCCCCGCTAGCTCCCCCATAGATGTAATAAAGCCAAGCGTTGGTAACGGCATTCCAAGAAAGATGATTGGCTGCGTAAAAGGTTACGGTTCCGCCGGTAGAGCTAGTTGTAGCTCCATTTCCTGTGTTAATCGCCGTATCCGTGAATGTAAAATGTGTGGCATCAGTTGCGGCGACTGTCCTCCAGCCGCGAAAACTTGAATCGGATGGAGTGCCTCCAATATAAGCCTCGGCACCCACGCCAGCAATCAGCAGAGGTGTGGAGGCCGAGGTTGTGCACGTTACAAGAGTAACGGCGCGCGTGCATGATGAAACATTAACAGTTACCGCGCCACGCGCTACCAGACCTGTTGTAGTGCAAACCTCAGAAGTGGCTGCTGTGTAACCTCCACCAGTAGTGCGGGCAATGATCTTATAACAGGTAGTTGTGGAGCCGGATGCGCTAGGAACAGTGAGGCCGGTGCCTGTGCCCATTTGGGCTAGAACGTTGGTAATAGCCAGTCCTGTTGGGACAGTCAACCCTGAAGCCGTTCCTGCGCCATAGACAACAACCCCGTCACCGTTAATGAAGGTGCTCGCTGAAGAAATTGTAGCAACAGCCGAACCTGAAGACATAGTTGCTGTAAGGCCACCTGCACAGGGTGTGGTGTGCACGTCGCACGTGCGAGCACCAAATCTTGTTATGTCAACATAAGGATTTGGCCCCTTGAATCCGACGTTCACATCCAAATTTAGCGGATTCGGCGTAATCACTGGACTCACCAGCACGCCAGGATTCCCGCCAGGGCCGACTTTGATCCAGGCCCCACCAACGCAGGAATAGAAATCTCCGGTTAGCGTGTTCACCGCTTGTTGTCCATCACTACAAGGACCGGTTGGCGCACCAGAAAAAAGAGCCGTGCTAGTTCCTCCCACATTCGCCCACACCGTGCAGCTTTGCACTACCACCGTTTGACACACACGTACCAGTTGAGTGGTCAGGTTGTAATATTGCGCTGCGACCACCGCGCTGACGATCTCTGCGTCGGAGTAAGCTTTTGTGAATGGCCCGGGACTGGAGAGAGCGATGGCGATGGCTGGCGGTGTGGCACTGATCGTCTGCGTCCCACCCGTCACTCTGGTATTGGCGGTCGTGGAACAAGAAGAAGTTGCCAACGGGCAAAAGGTCACAATCCACGTCGAGCCTGGCGGTAAGATAGCGCTATTCGAAGGGATGCTCCGCGAGTAGTGCCCCGAACCGTCAAGAGCACCGGAGATGACTTGCGACAACGCTCCGCCCGTCCATGTGTATTGCCCAATATTCGGAAAGTTTTGGTTGGGCACAAGCTGGAAACTGTAGGTACCTCCAAACCAAACTTGAGCGCCCGCATCCGTCACCGTGCCTGAGACTGTGGTGCTCTGCGCTTGCGCACCGACCGCGTACCCCAGGAAGAGGAAAGTCAACAGCAGTATTCTTTTCATCGTAATCAGTTCACTGTCTCAATAATCAACTGGCGTTGCGTCGCGGAATTGCTGGCGCTTGCGTTAGAAAAAGCGAACGTAGTTTGTAGAAATAGCTGCGCCGTCGAGTCAATCGTGCCCACCGTCGCGGTGTTGGTGTCGCCAAACTCGCTATCCGCAGCGGTCGCGAGTGTCGAAAGATCGATGAGAAACTCTCCGCTGGCTTCATAGGCCGAGGATGCCCCTGCGGTTTGCGTTGTTACTTCGCTGCGCAGGCTGAAATTGTCGTTGGTGATCTGTACGGTGCCGAGTGCCGTGGATTGAATACTGATCGGAGTGATGACTGTGCCGCTGCCGCAACCAGAAACGGTGCAGAGTTCGATCTTGACGGTCATTTGCGAGGTGGAAGCGGCGGGAGTCGAATAAATCCCTTTCGCTTTGATGCGCAACGAGCGACCGACACGGTTCAGTGTTCCGGCAGGAATCGTGCAGGCCATTAGATTTTGATCAGTGGCAACGTTGGCGTTCACCGTGACCGGCGCGACGTTGGTACAGCTCCATGATCCACTATAGGATTGATCTCCTGCACCATTGTTTACGTTGAAATGGCTGGTTTTCGTCGTCGTGTCATACGCGACGACGAGTTGATTCGTAACCGCACCAAAACCCCCAGATCCTATCAGGTAAGCAGAACCGGCTTGAGGTCGCCCGGAACCGTCGATCGTGAAAAAGGTACTGCCAGAGCCGCCGACCGCAAAATAACTATTCAAAGACCCTACGCTGTTTAAGTTCAAAGTTGCCGCTGTACCTGCTTGAGCAACTATAGAAAGTGTTCCGTTGGTCCCATTCACAACCGACCCTGGTATCCCGCCGAACGCACCGCCATTGTTAAATTGGAGTTGCATAGTTGAGCCGCCGGGCGTAGATGCGGCTGTAGTCCATGAGGTTTGCTGTGGATTCCCGCCATCCGTTTTGAGTACTTGCCCATTGGTCCCCGTTGCGGTGGGCAGGTTGATCTGATTGGGAGTCCCGGCAATTGCGGCCGCTCCAACGGTCGCGCTCCCGCTTGTCGCTCCCGGAGCCGTCAACAGCGTTGCTATATTGGTACCAGTACCAGTGGCGTCGAGCGTTGCTCCAGTTCCTACGTGCATCGCTGCCGTAGTATTCGTTCCGCTGGTGATGGCGCTGAAGGCTACACCTCCTCCAGCTCCAGATCCCACATTCGCCCAGACCGTGCAACTCTGCACTACCACCGTATTGCAAATACGCTCCAATTGAGTTGTTAGGTTGTAGTATTGCGCTGCAACAACCGCGCTCACAATCTCAGTGTCGGAATAAGCGCGCGTGAATGGCCCGGGACTCGTCAAGTTGATGGCGATGACCGGCGGCGTCACATTCAGCGTCTGAGTGCCTCCGCTAATCGTCGTGTTCGTAGCGTCGAAGCAAGAGGAAGTAGCGAGCGGACATACCGTCAACTTCCATTTCGAGCCTTGCGGGGAGATGGCGGTGTTCGAAGGAACGGACTGGCTGTATGCTCCGGAGCCATTAAGCGTCCCTGCGATGGTCTGCTGAAGAGCGCCGCCTGTCCACGTGTATTGCGCGATGTTAGGAAAGTTTGGGTTGGGCACTAACTGAAAACTGTAGGTCCCTCCAAACCATGCCTGCGAGCCCGCATCGGTGACAGTGCCAGATACCGTCGTTGACTGACCTTGCGCGCTGACCGCGCACCCCAGGAAGAGGAAAATCAACAGTTGTATTCTTTTCATCGTATACCTCAATTCGAAGTGCTCACTGCAACCTGGAAACTGGAATTTGGCGCGCTGCCTGCAACTTGTGAGGCGGCCCTGACCGTATATGTATGATCCCCTTCAGTGCGCAGCGTAAAAGTCACCGCCGTGTTGTTTGTGTAAGTCACCGTGGTAAGGCCGCTGTAGGACAGGCTGGCAAGCGCTCCGCTCGAACCATTAGACTGGCCAGCATTAGTCCCCCCCATGTCAACCGACCCATCGTTGACCCATGCAGAGTAGCCGACACCGCTGCTGGCTGTGGTGATGTAGAGCGAGTACGACATAAGCACGCGACAAGGACATCCGCTCGAAGGCATAGTGACGGTGCGCGTCATGACATCCGTTTGCGTAGTTGCAGAAACGGATACATCGCCACCAAGCGTCGTTGCGGAAAATACCTGTACCGCCTGCTGGTTGGTCACCGCAGCGCAGATAGGCGTAAGCCCGGCGTTCAGTCCTTGCGCGAAGTTGCTCCCAGTGCAGTTGGAAGTTGTCGCTGGAACCTGCCCTGCTGCAATCGTGCCGCTCAGGTTCGTAAAAGATGGCTGTGCTTGGCCGATCGTGCCATCTGTATTCACGGCAGTTAGGAATTTATTCGCTACGGCAGCTTTGGAGAGAATCGCGCCTATACTCACAGACGTTGGAAAAGGTAGATCTTTTCCTACTATCTGTCGAACAGTCATTGGCCCGAAATTAGGTGTGATCGGAGCCAAGTTAGTGACTTCAAATATAGAAGCTTGCCCATTGGCAAGAGAGCAAGTAAGAGGGAAAGGAGCTATTTGCGATGCCATCGTGTTGCTAAATGTGGTAGCCCCGCCGACGATGTTGGTTGCTGCCAAGACAGTGAGCTGAGTCCCTTGCCCTGCATTGTTGACTACGTAGGTGAGCGGGACGAAGATATCGCCGACGGAATCTGTGAAAGTAGCGACGCCGACAGGGCCAGGACATGCATTAAAGATGGTTTGCCCGCCCGTGATTACCGCTACTAAAGTTCTGCCTGCGGTAGGGGTGAAACTGATGGCTTGATTGGTGAAACTGGCCCATGCACCAGACTCGATAATGGCGTCATGCGTCACTACTGGAGCAGAACCATTGGAGGTTAATAGCGCCAAGGCTGCCGACCAATTCGGATCGGTCGCGCCGATTGCTCCTGAAGCTGTGGCCGGAGTTAGGCCGGAAACGTTTTTGTAGAAGTACTCTTGAGTAGCGTTGTTGCTGACCGAAGCCGTCCAAGAAACGTCTGGTGTGAAATTTGGGGCGTTGCCACCACCATCTCTGACAGTGAATAAGAGAGCCAGATCACCTGACTGCTTAGGGGTAGCACTGATCGAGATCGGAGAAGCCGTTCCAGTGGCAGTAGAGATAGCGAAGTCCACCAAGTCGGTAGCCGTACCCGAAGGCCCCGCATAGAAGTTGTTGGCGTTCTGGCTAATCGCGGTATTGGTAATCGCCGGGGTGGTGGTGGGCGTAGCCACGTTGGTGGTGAAAAGCGGAGCAAACCCGCCAGCGCTGACGCTGGTAACCGTTCCTATCGAGCCAGTGGAGAGCACCAACCAAGTACATGGCGGGAAGGGCGTGCTCTGGCAGACGTGCAGCGCGTTGTCGGTGATGTTGTAGTAGAACTGCCCGGGCTTCGCGCCAACCACTTCCGAATCTGTGTAAGCGGTAGCGCCAGGCGGTGGGTTGCTCAGGTTCAGCACAATCGCTGGCGGGATGAAGCCAGACACGCTCTGCGAGGCCCCGGTAATCGTCAAGGTCACTTCGTTGCAGGCCGTGGTAGAGCCAGGGCAGAATTGCAGCCTCCACTTGCTGCCAGAAGGGGTGATGCTGGTGTTGCTTGGCACCGCCACGCCCGTAAACGACCCAGCAGCGTCCAAAGACCCGGAAATCACCTGATTGACGTTAAAAGCGGCTCCATTCCACCTGTAGGGGCCTTGTGGGTTGATTGGCGCGGGGACGAAGAAAAACGAGTAGCTCCCGTACTTCCAGACTTGCCCTCCAGCATCGGTTATGGTCCCGCTCACACTCGTCGTCTGCGCCTGGAGCGCGGGAGCCAGCAAGAGCAGGAGTGGGAGAAATTTCGTGACCACTCCCCTCCTAAAAAGGGAGGGGCTTCTCAGGCTACGTATGAGTTTCGAACCTCTGCGTTGGCGCCTGAAGGCTCGATCCAAGCCCACTTGGTACGGAAAGGAAACTACACCAATGCAACGGCAAAAGCAACAGACTATAAACCGTTCGCTTGCCCCCAGCCCTGAAGGGCAGGGATTGCGCTCACTCTTTTTCATGGCGCAGTAAACCCCTGAATGCTCGCTGTGCAGGTCTGGGTAGCCACACAAATGATGCATACTGCGTTCGCTGCTGTGATTTTGATCGGCGTCCCAAAGGAATGCCAGACAGGAAGATTGGCGGTGTTAGCGGGATAAGGAATCTTGCCAGTAGTGATGCTGGCGACGGCCGGGAAGAAGGTAGCCACTCCAGTTGCGCAATTGGTGCCAGTCCCGAATCGCAATGTGTACGAGCCAGCGATCGATGTATCGCTGACGACGGTAATGTCGGTGACGTAGAGTGACGTACTGGCGGCTGGGGCTGCTTGACATTGCGTAAGTGTCGCCCCAATTGCGGTTACGCCGCACGACCAAAGAAGCGGGCTGCCATTCCTTGTATACAGAACGCCATCGAGTCCCACTACTCCACGGCGAACATTTCCAGCCGTAGCGGACGCTGATAAAGCTGAACTTTGCGACTCGAAGCCGTCAGCGATCACGTTCGCAGGAGCCGCAGCATTATTTGCGGCATCGAAAATTGCTCCTGCATTTCCGACAACTCCAACCTTTTGCACGCCAGCGGCAGCCGTTGCAACAGCGCTCCCGCCGATGTTCTGCACGTTCACGGGCTCAGGAGCGGAAACGTTCAACTGCCCCGATGCAACCCAAGCGCAGGCAAGAATCAAAGCGATAGCGAGGGCGATGCTTCTCAAATTATTGCACCCCCGCAACCATAAGGTTGAGTGCAGAGGCTGTGCCTGCGATGGCAGTGATTCCAGAAACGAAGGTCACACCGCCAAGTGGAAACGTAACGTTCGAGTTTGCGGGCAATGCGTAGTCCGCGTTCCCTCCAATCCAGATGATGGGCGTTCCCGTTTTGTCCTGGAACCGAAAAGTCACCGCAGAGTTGGTGATGTTGTTGACGTACACCAGCGTCACGCAGGTAGTGGTTGATGTCACCGAAGTTCCCGCACCAGTCGCAACTCCAACGGTGCTGCTCGTGAAGTTCGTAGACTGCGTGCAAGCGCTTGGCAATGTGCGCGCGTAGCCGATGTTGTTGGTGCCGTTCGCCAGCGCTGGCAGCGCCGTCACAGCGGTGGTTGACCCTGAGTCGGCAACCACATGCCCAATAACCGCAGCGCTGGCATCGTTGATGACGTGGCCAACAACGGCGACACCAGCTCCTAAAGCTACTGTGCCGTTGGTGCCGATGGAAACAAGGTTTGTCGTGCCCGGCGTGGTCTGGTCGATGCCCACCTTGCCGATAACGTTTGAGCCCGTGGGGAGCGAACCGGTGATGGTAACGCTGCTGCCTCCGCCGCCCGATTGCTGCTGCTGCCCAGACAAGACAGCAGCAAAGCCGATGAGCACCAGAGAAGTCCAAAGGATTCGCTCGAATTTCCGCATGAACTTTATTCCCTCCTCAAGAGTGTCTGCCCCTGCCCTTCTTTCTTTTTGCCTCTGGCGATAATTTTAGATAAGGCTCTCCAAATCCCGCGCGATACAAATGCAGCGAGCAGAGCCCAAAACATCCCCCAGTTGAATGCCAGCATCAGCCCTCACTGCACGAACGTAACCACCAATGGCCCGGTTCCCGTGTCGGCTTGAGCATACAAAATCACTCCGCCTGCAGGGAATCGCCATGCGGATTCCGATGGACCCTTCGCCACGTGAACTTGCGTGCAGCTTTCCTGGTATCCCGTTTCCAGATGGTCTTCGGTCATCACATCAAGTGGGTCCGTGCGAAGGTAAGTCACCGTTCCCGCTCCGATGTTTTTCATCCAGAACATGTCGCAGTCCACTGGCGCGATGATGGGCGTCCACGAAGTAGAGTCAATCGCAAAGCGTTTCTTCACATAACAACCCATTGCGTGGATTTTAGTACTGGTACCCTATAAATGGTAGGTGTATTTCAGTCGTCGTCCTCTTCGGCCATCTCTTCTACATCGTCAGGTTCGGAAGCTTCTGATTCCTGAAGGATTTCTTCGTCGCCGTCTGCGATAATTTCTTCGGGCATCATGGTATGAGGCTCAACTTCCGTAGGTAGTTCTTAGCCAACCGCCCTGTTCGAGTGCCAGGTATCGCCTAGCGGCAACGGATTCGATATCATTGCGATACATCATGTCGGGAATTTTAAGAGAATCAATCATCTCTTTCGTTGAACAAAACGCATCGTGGATCGTTGGACCGACAGCGAGAACAGAACCGATCCAACCATCTACACCGGCCGTTTCTAGTTTGTCCTCGTTAGTTTCTTCGCAGCGCACGTCGCGCGCGTAGAACTTATCGAGCACTTTTGGAGTAAGCCCAGAAATGGGGACTCCTTCTCGGTAGAGTTTGTCAGGCCCGTCACTGAGCGGGTAAGGCGGAATCGCCAAGCGAACAGAGGCACAGAAGGAATGCTTGGGGGTGAGATCTGGCATGGTCTCGTTCGCGGCCACGCGATACATAAAATCACCAAACTCAATCGGCAAAAGGCGCGTCAAATTACAACTGCCTTCGTAGCCAAAGCGCGGAGTCCACTCAAGGCCGAGAATTCCTTCATCCGTGACAATCGTATTGAGGTCAATCATCCCGACGAAACCATCATCCCTGAGCGGCCCATAGGCTTTCTTTAGACCGCGTTGGAATAGAGTCGTTTCACGATTAGGCATCCACACAAGATTGCCCGCGCATCCCGTGTTCGGGCCGATATCACCAGCCATAAATTGCTTGGCCTCAATCGTGAAATTGATTGCGTGATAGCCACTCTCGTTGACCCACATTTCCGTAGAGACTTCCGTGCCATGGGCGAATTCTTGCAGGATGAATTCTTTCTGTGGGTTGCGCTTGTAGAGCACATCGATATATTCGAGCAGGTCCTCAGCGCTCTTTGAGACATAGGTGCAGGAAACATCAGCGCCGTCTCCACAAGGCTTAAAAACAAACCTGCCGCGTTTGGATTTTTTGATGTAGCGGATGCCGTCTGAAATGTCGTGGAAATGTTCCCACACTGGCACACGAATGCCGCAGCGTTCCATGTACTGAATCCCGAAAACGCGGTCGTGTTCTAACTTGTCTGCGAGTTGTGATCCACCAATGGTGGGGGCAATCAGCCTGGATGCATCCGCATCTTTGCCCATGCCGCTGCTGTCGTAGACGATGAGATCGTAGTCAGCTGCGTTTCCTGCGGTATCTACTGCGTCAATCAGGCCGCGAAGGGCTTTCCGGTAGTGCTCGTCCTCGACAACGAGCATAACCTCATGGCCAGCCTGCTTACACAAATAGGCAAACCATCCGCCCTCATTCCAGCGCGAGATGACGCAGATGCGCACAAGGGCTTACTTTTTTGTGACGCCTTCGGTTGGAAATTCGCGCCGCATACCGCCCTGATTGCCCTTCCAGCCGTGTCTGGTGCGCTCGGTCGTGAATTCGTGAGGACCCGTCATGGGTGCCCCGCCAGCCTCGCTGGAACCATCCCTGACCGGTGAAGTGGTATTCAGGTCGTCAATCTGCATGTCGGCCGCTTTTGCATCGCTTTTGTTCTGTTCGCGTGTCCCAAAATATGACATACCATTCCTCCTGGTAGTACTACTACTTCCAGGACGAGCGTACCAGTGACACGCTAGAGGCGCAAGCCCATACTTTCGGCATGATCTCCTGTGTGATTCTCTTGCTCTCGGTCGCTGCTGGTGCGAACATGCTGCGGGTCATTCTGAAAGGAAGGTGAATCGTGAGTCTCGAACACGCTCTTCGTAATGCACCGCTTGGACTTCTCAAATTCCTTGCGTATGGTTTGTGGATTTTGATTGCCTGTTACGTCGCCTTTTCGTTTTTCGCCGATCCGCATGGATTGTTTTTTGGTGTGTGCTTCGTAGGACTCATTTACTGCGTCCGCGCTATTTGGCGGAGTTAGTGCCCGCCCGGAACTGCTCCGCCACCACTGCCACCAGCTAACAATTTGTACAAAAGTTCGCCGGTTAAAACTCCCCCGCCAATTCCACCAATTTGCTTGATGCGGTCAATTAGAGCTTGTCTAGCCGCCGCTTCGCGGTCAAATGGCTCAATAACTGGACGTTCAGGGGCCTTTGGGAGTTCCTTCGGTTTTGGTTCTTTCGGAGGATATCCGCGCTCGGGAGTCTTCGGTGCGACTCCGCGCTCGGGAGTCTTCGGAAATTCAGGGCGCTTTGGTGCTCTAGGGATTTCACCGGCACTTGCTGGCATCTCTTGAATTCTAGCGATGAACCCCTTGAGCCTGCCAGCGAGAGCCTTGTCCGCTCCGTACTTTGAGTATTTCCCGATGTCTTCAAGCAAACGCTCTCCTGCTTTGCCCTTCAACTGGTCAACCACGAAACTCGGGTCTTCCGCATCAAGGATGCGCCGGATAGGAGAACCACCCTTGGCAATCGAAGACTTATCGGCCCATGTGGATTTGTATTCGGACCAATCTCGCATGGCCTTGCTGAGTTTTCCGCCGAGTCCGACACTATTAGCTGATGCCTGAATTTGTTTTCCAATTGCATCCCTCACGCCCTTCACGGCTCCGTAGACATCAGAAGGGAGGTCACTGCCAGCGTAGAGATACTCGTTCAGTTTGGAATAGAGCTGACGCCCTGTAGCGTAGTCCAATCCAGAAGTCTCCGCTTCAGGACCAAGCATGGTGTCAAGAATTTTATTACTCTCAGGCATTACCAGCTTGCGACGCCCTTCCTTCACTGCGTCTGCGACTGGTTTATATTCGAAGTAGGGCTTCTTGGCTTCTACTGCTGCCTGCACGGTTTCAAATTCTTTCCCAAGTTCTTTGGAAATTTGCTTGTTAGTTAGTTCTAAATTCTCTTTGACAAGGCCAGCCAAATCATTCTGGTGCTGTACCGCCAGACCCTTCTTTGCTTCTGCCACGCTTGCTTTCGCAGAGGCCTCAGCGGCAGCACCTTTTGTTTCTCCCACGACTCCTTGATGTGCCTGCAAATCCTTAGCGTACTGCTCTTTTATTTGCGTCACGCGCTCGTTATGTTCGGCAACTTTATTTTGAAAGTCGAGGTCCATCTCTTTGACGGTGGACTGGTGTTCCGCCATGCGCTGCTGGTGACGTTCCTCGATTCTCCGAAGTTTTTCATGGTGGTCGGCTATCCGCTCTTTGTTGATCTGCTCTGTTTTTACGACATTTTCTTGATGAGCAGCTACTTCCTTTTCATAATCCGCCGTCAACTTTACGGCTTTCGCCGTGGCCGCTTCCTCCATCTTCGTGACTTTACTTTTTGTCAATTCCTTCAAGAATTTTCCGGTAGGAGTTTTTTCGATGTATCTGCCAACAGGTTTGAATACTTTGGGAAGAGCGTAACCAACTACGGCCATCGTCGCAGGCACAGCCGCTTCCCCGATGATCGCCCCGCCCTCGCCGCGCGCAGCGTGTTCCGCCATGCGCTTGCCACTACCCAAGCCAAATAGAGAGGCCAGACCGGAAGTAGTACCCTCACCAAGTTTCGCGCGCGCATCGCCACCGCGTTCAAATCCTGCCTTTGTCTCTCCAACGGCTTCAGCAATCCCGCCGTGCAGTGGATCAAACTTAGCCTTTTCTGGGTCAAACCACGCTTTCGGGTCAAGCAAGGAACGTCCGCCAGTGGGGTCTGGGGGAACCATCCCCTTCAGCATGTCCCACGCTGCACCGCCAGAGCCTTCAAGAGAAATACCCTTTCCGGGCCGGTCCTTTTCAAATTGCGTCTTTGGCGTTGTCTGGTAACCCGCTTTTGTTTTCTCCGTGAGTTGCGCGTTAGGCACCATTCCGCGCTGGCCTTCTGGCGAGTACATCACTGTGTGCGAGACGGGCTTATAACCTTGCTCCATCGCCTTCGCCCAATGCTCGGTAGGCACAGCTTTCACTACGCCCGTGGTGGGACTCTTGAACTCGACTTGTTCGCCGTCAGAAGTAGGCATTAGAATGGCTTGAAATCAGATTTCGCAGCGTCTTTCTCTTGCGGTTTTGCTTTTCCGGGATGCGCGATGCCGCCTTTTAGAATCTTCACCTGATTGTCGAAGGCGTCGAGCTGCTTGTTCATCATTTGCTTGCTTCCGCTACGCACGCCGGGGATCATGTCTCGAATCGCAGTGCGGAGGTCTTGCGCTCCAGTGCCCATGCCGGCCACGTTGCGCAGCGACATCGCCCGCTCGTTGAGCTGCTTCACCCAGATAATGAAGTCTTGCTGTTTGTCTGTGAGGTCCTGAGTTGCCAGCGTCGTCATTACCGCTTGCGCTACCGTGTCATCCGGCGTGGTGACGGCCATGTGCAGCTTGGCGATTTGGTCCGGAGTAAAAGACCTGTCCAGCGCGTTGATAGCCTCGCGTGCTTTCGTGGAAGCAACCTGAATATCGTTGATTTGCGCGAGACGCGGTTTCAATTTTACGCCCTCGCTTGCTCCCGCCAAGCCTTGCTCGATGGCGTTTTTCGCGGTCGTGTAGTAAACGTCTCCGTCTGCGTCCATAGCTTGAACCGGACGGTACTCGTTGAAGGCTTTGGCGCGCGCGGAACCGCTGCTAGCTGCCATGCGATTCTTTATGGCCTCCGCTTCCTCGCCGTATTTCTTCAGCGCTGTGTAGTAGGCAGGGTCTCTTTCGCCTTTCGCATAATTCTTCGGTAATGGCGGAGCGCCGAGCTGGTCTCCGATGATGGGGTCGATGCGGAGCTGCTGCTTTTGTTTCCCAGTATCAATCGCGGCATCGAACAGCGTTTGATCTTCCTTTGACCAATCGGAACTTTCTGGTGTGAGGGCCTTCCCTCCGCGCACCACGGCATAAGGAATACCCGCATTCGATACAACTTTCGGCGCGGCACTTGCCTTCGTCTGTCTCTCTAGGTCGAGAATCCCCTTCGCAGCCTCGACTTGTTCTTTCATCGTCGCGCCGCCCGTTGTAGTAGGCGCTTTCGCCTGAATCTCCTGGCCCATCGCTTTCTGCTGCTCGGGAGAAAGTTCCGGCTTTTGCTGGCGCTGCATGAGATGGCGAAACAAACCTTTGATTCCCGTTGCGGCCTGCTGTTTCTGCGTGTCCGTCTGCTGCGTCTTCGCGTTCACTTTCTTCAGCGCTTCGCCGTACACCGTGGTCTTTTCGGGATTCAGCCAATCCTGATTGAGCGCCTTCGCCATGTTCTTCATCTTCTTCGGGTCGCTCATCACCACATCGACTTTGGCTTGTGCCTGCTGAGTCGCTTGCGGATCTTTGCTGGCCTGCGCGGCGTAGAGTTCGTTCAGCGAGGATTGCAGATACGTCCAGTCGCCTTCCGCCTTCAGGAGCTCCGACTCTTTCTTCTTGGCGACCGCGTTCTGAATCGAAGTTTGCAGACTAGCCATGAAGCGCTGCGCACCCCAAGCATGTGGATTGGAGGTATTCATTCCGATGTTGCGCGCCGCGTTGGGATCTTGCTGGCCGGGAACAGCAGCGGGAACGGGCTGGCCTGCGAACTGCTTCCGCTGCGACGCTTGCGCGAGCGCCTGCATGATGCGCTGCGTCATAGATTGCACTTGCGCGGCCGGGTCAGGCGTGCTGCCTCCTCCAGGCGATGGCTGGAATGGCGGAGTAGTTCCCGGAGTCTCGCCCGGAACTACCGGAGCACCGGAAGCGCCCATTATAGGATTAGGCTGCGTGGACATTGGCTGCTCCCACAAGGCGCTCGATCAAAACGTTTTGAATCCGCTCCAGCATCACACTAGCGCCTGGGAATTGCTGCTCGAAACATTTCTTCTGCAAGAACACCGCACGCAGGTTGCGTGCATCCACGGCAGCGGACTTGATTTCATGGCCTCGCGCATCACGCGCAACGACCAGCGCAGGGATTCCTTTTGCGGCATCCTCTTTCGTCTGCACGAAGCCCAACAGGTAGTGAAGCGTTCCAGTCTTCACCGCTTCGTGAATCTCCGCTTCGGTAATGTAGCGCGGATTGTAGAAGTACGCTCCAGCTCCGATCGAGTCTCCTTCTACGAATATGGCATTCGCATGCGAAGGACAGTCAGGAATTTTCTCTGTGCCAATCGGGAAATACACCACTGGATTCGTGCCGCGCGCGAGAGCATCCACTTGCGCCTGTAAAGCCGTGAACGATTCATGGATGAGAGGTTCCATCAGATTGCCGCCAGTCCAGCAAGAATGCTTGCTCCCGCCCCTGCCCCGCCTGCTGATGCAGCAAGGCCAGCACCAGCACCACTGGCTCCAGCTCCAACGAGTCCCGTAATATTTCCAATGGTGTCCCACATGCTCGGAGAGCCAGCGATTCTGCTGGCATCTGTTCCCGCCGTGCCCATCATCACGTCCATGAACTTGTTCAGCGAATCCTCATACATCTGCGTTACGAGTTGCCCTTCGTTCAGGTTCACTTGCGAGAGATAATCTCCCAGCCCGATCTGCGCGCCGCTTCCGAATCTGTTTCCGCTGGCGCTGAACTGTTCCATGAGGTTCTCTTGCCCGCGCTCGATGCCTGGCTGGAGCGAGGCCAGCATGTTGCTGATGGCTTGCTGGTTGTAGCCTGCGCCGCTGGAGAGGAAATCCATCAGCATGTGCGCCATGCCGTCGCCGTAAGTCTTTTTCAGGCTGTCGAACATGCGGCCCTTGTCTTTGTTGGTCATCTGGCCGAATCCGAATGGGTCGGAGGCATTGGCCCCCGTCGCGTTCGTTCCACCGCCTGGCAAGGGCGAACCGCCAGAAGTCCCATAGGGTCCAGCATTGATGCCCGGAGTTGCGGGCGTGGTCATCGCTGCTGGCGCTGGAGCTCCTGGCACGGATCCGCCAGCAAATAGATTTGGATTCACTGGCGCTGTTGGTGATGTGCTCGTGCCTGCTTGCGGGAGAAAAGCATTCACGCCAGTGGGAGCGCCGGGCACAGCGCCGCCGATATTGATTTGGTTGCCGGTGGGATTCATCCCAGGAACTAGACTGGCGTAGAGCGGATTGGCGACGGTTCCACCCATGCTACCTCACGTGAGTCCATGACTTCCGATTCACGGCATGATGAATCGCAGCAGCAGACACGTTGAATCTAGCAGCAATCTTCCAGTAAGACCAATCATTTAAGCGATATAATCTCGCAGCCCTGACTTTCACATCACTCAATTTGCTGTTGAGGCGCGTGACACCACGGTGAGTTCTTTTCTTTTCTGCCATGTCTCGCATGTTCTGTGCTTGAGTACCACTGAAAAGGTGTGCTGGATTCACGCACTTTGGATTATCACACTTGTGAAGACACTTCAATTCCATTAGTGGCCCGTATTGTAATTCGTAAGAGAAACGGTGTGCTCGTACAATCCGCCGATCTATTCCTCGCCGTCCTATGAGAAACATCCCATACCCATTCGGATATAGCGCAGCATTCCAATTCCAGCACTCATCCGGTCCGCGCCTGATTACGTGCGACCAAAATCTTTGTTCCGTAGTTTGTTTTTCATCCATCTTCAGTACCGCTGGGAAAAGCAAGTCAATTGTACTGTACTGAGCCTCCTATCGCGCTCAATTTGTAGCACCCTAGCAGCAATCAAACCGGGGCGTCCCAAAGTTCCATCACGCATCTGGCTGTTCGGATCGCCATAAAGAATGCTATGGATGAAGCTGACCTGCTCATTCCACCTGTTTGCGATTGCCCCTCGCTCTGCGGCTGCATACGAAATCACATCGAACCAATCAGGGGGAAGAAATACGGGAGAACTTTTCAAATCGGTGTCCACAAAAGGATGACGTATTTGATACGGAAGATAAACATTATAATTCTGTCCCGGACTTGACCCAAACCAGAACTGCGTGCCATTCCGCGTGTACTTGAATGGTACGCCTCCTTGAATGAAGAGCAGTGGTTGAATTGCTTTGATAGTAAGAAAATCCATCGCGTAGGCCACGGTATTGCTGGTGACGTTTACTACAGCGGTGCCAGTCTGTGCTAGTTGTTGAGGATTCAAAAAAATAACAGGGTCTTCAGTAAGCGTGACATCATCTCCGGGATTCACAAACATGCTGACCGGATACGCGTAGTTAGAGCCGTTGACTCCAAGGCCAGGGCCAATCGTAACTAGCGGCCCAACTGTTTTCAATTCCTCGAACGGATAGTTCGCGGTGATCTCGCGCAGCGAATCGCGTAGCCACGCGCTCGGGCGCATCTCTGGATTCAGTTGCTTCTCGTTGGCGTTGGGATTGCTCTGCAGCGCGGCCTGCACCTTGGGGATGAGGTCGGCAATCGTAACCGTAGGTGAGCCGGGATTGTTCATGTCAGTAGACGATCATGTACTCCATCACCACGGGAGCACCGGCGAATACCGCCACTTCAACATCCTGATACGAAGAAAACGGCGAAGCAGTCGTCAGCGAGGAATTGGCAAACAAAAATATTCCGCCAGGCAGAAGATTCTGCGTGATGTTGGTTGCTCCGCCTTGCTGCTGCGTCTGGATTACCAGCGCGTTTTGACCGCCGTCGTTGGCGTTGCGGATGTAGACAAATGGAGAAAACTGGCCTGCCGGCAAGAGCAGCAAGAATGCCGCTGAAGTCACGTTCATGTATCCAGAATAGATGAGTGTGTTCGGAACTGGGAGCGTGACCGTAGCAACCAGTCTTTGCACCAGGTCTGTCTGAGCCGCGTTCAGCAAGTCCTGATCGAGAATCGTTACTTGCGCAATCGCATTGCTGGTGGGGGCTGCCATGTCACGCCGCCGCCAGTACGCAGGCCGGAAGAATCGCAGCAGCCGTTAGGGTCAAAACAGTGATTCCACCAGAAGATTCTGCGGGCTGGTGATAAATAAAGATTCCACCGTTGCCGGGTGTTGCGCCTTGAACCAAGATAATGCTGGTTGCCGCGCCTCCGCCTACAGGAGTGAAGTTCACCGTAATCGGTCCAGTGTTGCTAAGGTTCCTGACGTATACCGTCCAGACAGTTGCTGCTGGCAGGTTGACAGTCTTCGTGCCGTTGATGGTCTGGAAGAATGGGTCGTAGAAAGAAGCGGTAGCCGCCAGCGTGGGGTTGTTCAGCGAGCGCTGCACGATCTGCGGAGAAGGAGAGAGCGTGGTGTCCGTAATCACCCACTGAGCCTGTAAGATTACTGAAATATTCGGCATCTCTTTACCTCACGCTAGAATGACATTGTACGCCGAAGCCGCCTTCGTGCACTTCAAAGTTACGGTTGTCGTCGTCCACGCGACACTTCCCCTGTAGAGCAATCCGCCGTTGCTGGTGTCTTGACCAACAATCGTAATGGGCACGCGCCCTAAACTGTGCGCGACCGTGAAGTCCGTATCGGCCACGCCTGGAGAAACTCCGCTAGCTTTCCATACATTTAGATTCAAATCCTCATCCGTATTCGCCATGGAGTCGCCAAAGGAAAGATTCCCTCCGACCGCTTGCGAGAGGATCTCCACCCAGCGCATAACGTTCTGGAACGTGGGCGTTTGTCCGGGAATCGTGCGCGGAACTTTTATGCGTACTCCTGCTTTTCGATTCGCCCGCAGAGTGTGACCTTCACGATGGATAGTGCGCCGGCATTCGCTTCGCGCCGAATCGTCAACTGGATGTTTTGCGCTGTCAGAGGAAGCGTGCTCACCGAGTTCGTGTTATCGAAAAACGTTGTGTAAAGTTTGTTTGTCTGCTGAACGTTGCCAAGCTGCGCAACGATGGTCGCAGGAGTTGCCGCAGTTCCATTGTCCTGCGTTCCTGTGAGAATGAAGGAAACTGTTACGCGCCCTAAATCTCTGTACGTCAGAATGATTCTTGAAATCGTAGGCGTTCGCCCATGCATCACTTCCTCAATTTTATAGGAGTGCACGGAAGGATTAACAGGGTCGTTGAAGCCGAATAGAGGATCGAAGGCATAGAGCCCGCAAGCGCCGGTCGTGGCATCCTGCATGGGCATCAAGGCGACGCTGGCAAGCTGCGAGATGCCGCCATTGGATGGAGTGCTCATAGCGTGTTAAATCTCCCACGCCCGCCAGATCCACCACCACCACTACCGCCCGTACCTCCGCTACCGCCTGATGTTCCACTGCCACCGGTTGAAACCGATGGCGGAAAAACTCCTGGAATGCCAAACGATGGAAGCTGCCCGGTCCACACGGTTTCCGGTCGCCCCATGATGAGCAGCCCTTGGGTGTCCCATGGCGCCCAGTTCTGGTCTTCGTCGGAATACTGGTAGTGACGTGTAAACGTGTTGAGCGGAATCGAGATGGTATAGAGCGGGTAGTTATAGCCGAGGCCCAAGCTTGGGATGTAGCCCGCTACGGGAGTGTCGCTGGCTGACGCGATGTCCGCGTAGATGGCGTCTCTCGCCATGCCTCCTACGGGCTGAAATGACGATACACTCATCTTGTAGATTTGCTCTGTCGAAGCGAAGAATCCCGATGGCCCGTACTGCGCAATGCTCCACGGCAAAACATTTCCAATGCCATGCGTCGAGGCCCACAGGTGGTCGAACTGGAACGGTGTCAGCGTGCGGCCTGTAACCGTAAACTGCGTGATGCCATTTGAGCGAAACAGAAACCCTTGGACGCCGATGGTCATCAACCCGGTGATGACATCGGGCACATCGAGAAAATCGTTGAATCCCGCGCTGCTGTTGGCCAGCGGGTCCCATTGTGTGGGGATGCCGTTAGCGCTCCACCATAGCCGCTGTGGAAATGGGAAGGTAGCATTCGTCGCGTTGTCCAGCACCACGACGTTGGCGAGTAGAATCTGGTTGTTCAGTTCGCCAAGATACAGCGCGCCAATCGATAGCGGTCCTGTCGAACCAGGCACCACGGTGGGAGCATCCGCAACGGCAATGGCCGCAACGGAAGTTGCTCCAGGAGCACCTGCATTCGCTGCTGTGGGGATCTGCGTCAGCCCGTCCCAGGAAGCTAGCACAGGTCCGCCATTCGTGTAGTACAGCACGTTGGCGAATGCCTGATACGCCATTGGATTTCCAGCCACAAGATTAGGACCGCCGAGATACACCCACGGATTTCCTACGGCAACTTGGTTGTTTCCCGCAAGCTGCCACAATGCGCTGGCGGTGAAGAGAACAGTGTGCCAAACGGAGTTCACATCGAGGAAGCTGTACGTTCCGAGCCCTGGATTCTTGTTGTCGGGATTCCTGAATTCGAGTTGAAACTTCGGGCGAGAGCGTAATTCGCCGTTGCGGAACATGAAATTATTTGTGGCGGGTGAAGCGCTGTCGGGGATCAGGGTTTCCGGCAACTGCACGTGGAGTCCAGTCAGAGGAGCATTGTACGAAATTTCAAAGTAGCCGTCGCTCGCAAGGTTAACTGCCATGAGGACACTTCCCGTACACCGACTTAGCCCAGTTACAATTCATGCAAAGAATCTGATACTTGTCCCTTGGGAATCCTTCCTTGATGATGTCTCTATAAATTCCAACCGTCCCGCGCTTACGAAGATGCTCAGAACCTCCACCATTGATATGGTCTGTAGTCAGAAATTCATTCTGTTTTTCTCCGCAACACGCGCAAACAGAGCCGTAAGCATCCAAGACTTTTTTCCATAGAGACTTTCTATGATGCTTCATATAGGAACGCTGGCGAGCATTCCATTTATCCAGAAGTTCTGGATGATTCTTCCTATAGTTTGCGGAATTTATTCTGGAACGAGCCCTTAGAGTGGGGTCTTTTAGATTCTTGGCCTTTTGAAGGGCTAGTCGCCGCTCTCTATTCTTTTGGTAGTATTCTCTGAAGTATTGCTTATTTTCTTCGTGCCATTGGGGGTCTTTTTTGCGACGTTCTCTTATATGCGTGCGTCGTTCTTCGGAGTTTGAGTAAGGCATCGTGCGGTATATTTTATCACGCTGGACGGCCACATGCCTTCCTCTAGTTTATCGTGATCTGCACATTACTGTTCGCAGGCAGTGCGTTGATGACCAGCCCGCGAATGAAGAACACTTTCCCGTAAGTGTACGGTGCATCGGCAATCGTCGCGTGCGGATTCCACACCGTGCCGCCGTCTACATCGGTGAGCAGGAGTTCGGTTCCCGCTGTAGTCTTGTCCCACAAGATCTGTTCTGCGCGGATGATGTCCAGATACGCTGCCGTCAGGACGTTGCCGTTTGCGCCGTTGTTGGCGAGCGTGTGCTTGTAGCCTGGGATCGCAATCAAGAAGGTGGTGGCGGAAGGCACGGCCAGCACTCGGTATCCACCTGTCCAGCCTTTGATGGTTGTCCCTTGAATGCTGATTTGCTCGTTGCCAGTGAAACCATGCGCCGCGGAAGTTACGAGCGCTGAAGCTTCGCCGTTGCGTACGATGCTGGTAATCGCAAAGCTCGACGCTTGATCGGCGTTCGTGAACGACCATGGATTTTCCTGGATTTGGCTCATTATTCGTAATACCCCGCGCTGGCAGGCAAGTTTTCAAGTTGCGAACTCACGTCCACCGGATGTATTAATTTTTCGTCGGGCGTCAACTCTTGACGGTCCCTGCTGGCTTCGCGCGCTTCCCGCAATTCAAATGATCCGTTGATGGCCTGGTCCTTGCACCCATAGAGTTCCGAGTTGCAGACCAGCAAGCCAGCATCCCAGGAGCACGATTCAATGGGCACCTTGCGCTGGCAGCGCGCGCACGTCGTATAGGTGTAATCCATGAAGCCG